AATCGTCGACAAAATGAGGTTGATGATTTTCTTACTTCGCTCGGATTTGAAGTCACTCGGGATGGTGATAGTGTCAAAGGTAAAAAAGGAGATTTGGAAGTCCATTTTCATTACCGTGAATCTTGTAATAATGTTTACAAATCATTTTCAGTGTATCGCGGTGAAAAGAAGTCGAATATCACAGCACTGAGAAAGCTCTATAAAGAGTTGCTAAACGATATCGAAAAAGTGTACACAATCGCAGTGGGGTCATACTGTGACCGTGATCTCGAATTACATGAGTCAGAAGACCAAGCCGGGAAATATCGCGATGAAATGAATACTGATATCATCAACGAAAACTACGACGGCGACAGACACGCTTGGGCCACTGACAGCAACAGCACGTCGTATGAGATTTTTACCAAAGCCGAATTGATGGAAATGTATCCCGAAGTTTGCGAAAAGTACGGTATTGAATAAGCAGGGGTCCGTTAAGCCCTGTGCGTCCCGCTTCGGCGGGGGTCGGACAAACAACACAGGAGGATATGGTGAAGTCGGCCATTATTCCGATGAGTGGGATATGGACACATTCAAACCCTTCCGCGGCACTATAGAACTCAGTAACTAACTACTCACTTATTGAGCAGTTTCGGTATTTATAGTAACGAAAGGAGCTATCATGGGTTGCAGAAAAGGAACTAAAAAGGGCGGCAAGAGAAAGTAATGCCTGCCGGACGACCAACTAAATATTCTCAAAAAATGCTTGATAAAGCGATGGCATGGTTTGACAACTACGAGCCATTTTACGACAATCCGGTGGACAAGCAGGACAAGGACGGCAACGTCACAACCCGGATGGAGCGCATCGCCAATCTACCGCCATTTTGGAGCGATTTAGCCAAATATTTAGAAATTAGCGAATCAACTCTATACCTCTGGCTCCAAAAACACAAGGAATTTTCGGAGTCCTTAAAAGAGAAGTACAAGACTAAGTTCGAGGATGTGCTTGTCAAGAATGGATTGCTTGGGAATTACAACCCGGCCTTTGCTATTTTCACAGCGAAGAATTGTTTGGGCTGGACTGACAAGAAAGAGGTAGACAACACTCACCACTTCCCGGATAAGATACAGATTGAATTCGTTGAACCGAAAGGAGAGAAATGAACTTTGAGGATTTCCGTAGATTGTACACCGAGAGCCCCAACGCGGTTTGGGAACTGAGTAAGACTGAACTGGTTGAGGCGTTGGTTGAGGCATTGACGCCAAGTGCACCGTTAAATGAAGAATTGGAACGGTGGAAGGCCGCGTCTCGTTGGGGAGTGATATCACCCGAAGAATTTTACAATATAGGCCTAAATGCAGGAAAGGTTTATCCCGCTACGACTGGCGAACAAGTTATCACTATAGGACAAAATTCCGAAGAGCGCAGGGAAATGCCACTTACTGGGAAGGCGGCCGTCGATGACTGGATAGCTGAAATTGAGGCAGCACATGAACAATGGGAGCAAATAGCTGAATCTGCCTCGCCGAATCCTTCAACTATAAATATAGATAAAAGTAAGTATGATATTAATGTTCTCAAGGAGGATGTAAAAAGGGTTACTGATATGCACTTACAGCATCCGCCGGAGAATAATGACCAAACTGACTGAACAACAAAAAGGCATAATCCAACTCAAAACCCTGCAACTCAAGAAGCAGGCAATCGTGTTAGGATTATCAGGCCGTCCTCTCAAACGTTTCGTTGAGCGGGGGGTGAAAAAGTGGGCGAAAAAAGCTGTTAGAGATGCCTAACCAACGAAGTGAAATAATACTAAAAAACATCCAAATAAAATCATTGGATAAAGCTCGGGCATTGTGTAGTCAGTTAGCTTCTATAGAAGAGGAAACATTTATCAAGTCTGGCAAGATTACATTTGTAAACCCATTTATTTGCCCTTGGATAGATTTAGAACAGCTAAATAGTGGTGAAATGGAGAATCTTGTGGCTGGTATTCTTAAAAAGATTAGAGATGCCTAAAATCCAGATTCCCAAGAAGCTTGACTTTCTCTTTCAGCCGGCAAGGTACAAGATAGGTTATGGTGGCCGAGGGTCAGCCAAGTCCTGGAGTATCGCTAAGGCGCTGATTGTCAAACTGACGCAGGAACCAAAACGCTGGCTTTGTTGCCGGGAAATCCAGAATTCCATAGACGAATCGGTCCACCGTCTCATAGCCGACCAAATCAGGGAAATGGGTTATGATAAGATTTGGCATGTGGATAAGCGACACATCCGCTGCGACAACGGCTCAGAGTTCATCTTCGAGGGATTATTTCGCAATGTGGATAAGATTAAATCCCTTGAAGGCCTTGACGGCGCCTGGGTTGAGGAGGCTCACAACGTCTCGAAGGATTCGTGGGAACTACTCTTACCGACAGTACGGAAAGATAATTCAGAAATCTGGGTGAGCTTCAATCCCAAGTTCGAGGATGACGACACTTACCAGCGTTGGGTGATTAATCCACCAGATGGCTGTATCAGTGTCGAGGTCAATTATCACGACAACCCCTGGTTTCCCGGTGTGCTACGAAAGGAGATGGAGCAGGATAAGGCCAGGGACCGTGTACTTTATGAGCACAAATGGCTCGGCAAGCCGGTGGGGACTGGTGGCAGAGTTTTTCCAGCTTTTGATAAAAAGGTCCATATCCGTGAGTTTAACCGCCAGGTGATAGCGGAAACGGGAAATTGCTTTATGGCTATGGACCCGCATTCTCACTACTATCCTTTCTGCGTCTGGCTGGCTGTCATCCCAAAGAACAAACGGATGCGTTGGCCGGAGGACTTCTACAAGCACGTCTACGCAGAATGGCCCACTTTCGACGATTTGGGAGGATACTACTGGGAATTGCGGAAGAAGTTGTTTTACAACGGGACACTGGCTGACATGGCCCGGGAACTCTACGCCACTGACGGAATTGACCATGGAATACGCATCGAGAAGCGATTCATTGACACGCGATTCGCTAAGGGTGCCGGCGGGAGCAACTGGTCCACAGCCACTTCCGGCATCGTCCATGAGTTTGCCAAACAGGATAATGGAGGGTTGAAGTTCGAGTTGCCGTGGGAAAAACACATCGACATCCAGCGGGAAGTGATACGCTCTGACATGCTCTACAACGTACACGCGCCGGTCTCTGAGTTCAACGAGCCGAGTTTTTCAGTGGATCCAGCCTGCAAGAACGTGATTGTCAGCTTGGCGAATCACCGTTTGGAGGAAGAACAGAAGGGTGATGGAAGCCGGGAGAAGGAGTCGGATAAATTCAAAGACCCTTGCGACGCTGTACGCATCTGCTATGCTGGACTAAACGATTTCAAGTACAAGAAGCCAGGCCAGGACGCTGAGGGATTGTCATCATTGCTCAGTATGCCACAAACGGGTAGTTGGATGCGATAACCGCTTGACAAGCCGCTTTTTTCTGCTATTATAATAGTATAACTTAACTTGGAGGTAAAATGAAAAATTTGGATAACCCGTACAATCATTTAGAAGTCCTCGAGCCTGAATTAGCCGTTCTGGAAGTGGGGAAAGAGTATCTTCTGAAGAGAGTTTGGGAAGATGATAGGACTATAGCCGTGTATCACTGCGAATCGGAGACAAAAACCTGTTATAAACTGTATCATCCAGGCAACAAGGAAGATTCTTTTTTCGTCGAGAAAACCAATATACACGTGACAGGTCGCTCGCCCGGAGTCTATTATTTTCTGGAAGAATTGGAGAGTTGATTAATTAATCAACATTTTACTCACATTCTATCGACAAAAATCCGTCTATTGTTAGCACATGGACGGATTCCGCGAATACGATCCCAATATTACAGACGAGGAAATTATCCGCGATGCTATGGCATTGTGGAAAGAAATCGACGACTACGAGGCTACAGCTCGTGGCTTGATGCTTGACGATATCAAGTTTGAGAACGGCGATGTCTACTCTCAGGACGACCACAACCTCCGCAAAGGTCGTCCGATGCTCAATATCCCCCGTATAAATCAATTTCTCAACCATGTCAAGAACGACATGCGCCAAAACAAGGCTTCAATGGACGTTCTCCCTCGTGGTGCCGACAATGAGGAGATTGCCAAGCAGCGCGTGAAGGCTGCCGAGCGTCGGAAAGGCCTCATAAGGTTCATCCAGAACAATTCCCGCGCACAGGATGCTTTTCAACAGGCATACGACAAAGCGGTCGGGCCTGGCCGTGGGTTCATCCATGTAAAATCTCAATGGGTGTCCGGTAAGAGCTTCGACCAAGAGATCGTGATTGAGTATATCCGCGACGTTTTTTCGGTTTACATGGACCGGAGTCGGGAGGAAACCAGTTATGCGGACGCAAAATACGGGTTTATCCTCGACAGAATGAGTAAAAAGGTCTTCCAAGCGAAATACCCCGACGCTCACCCGGACCATTGGACATCTAATCAGACAAATTCATGGATGAGTAATGACGACGTGACTATCGCTATCTTCTATTGCACATGGATTAAGAAACGCAAACTGTTCGTAACTCATGATAACGTAATGGGTTATATGGATGAGTTGAAGAATTTACCTCAAGAAGCGCAGGAAGATGTTAAAGCCAACATCGCCAGGACACGGACAGTGGATGAGCCTTATATAATGTGCTACAAGATGACAAGTCTCGAGATTCTTGAGGACCCGATTGAGATACCTGGAAAGTATATCCCCATCGTGCCCATGATTGGGTATGAGGAAGAAGTCGACGGAGAGCTTGAAATCCGGGGATTGACGCGATTCCTGAAGGATTCCTGTAAATTGTACAACTATGCCGCTTCTCAAGAGTGTGAGAGACTGGCTTTTTCGCCCAAAGTGCCGTTCATTATTGCAGATGGACAGATTGAAGGGTATGAGAAGTTCTGGCAGAACGCGAATGACAACGCGGCGCCTTTCCTTCCGTATAAAGCGAAGTCGGTTGATGGTACACTCGTCCCTAAACCTACTCGTGAACCACCTGTTATGGTGGATTCTGGTCTTGTCAATGCGAAAATGGGTTACGTTGAGGATATGAAGGCCGTCACTGGGATTTACGACGCTTCCCTCGGTGCCAGGGGCAATGAAACGTCCGGCAAAGCTATTTTGGCAAGGGAACGGCAGGGAGACAACGCGAATTACCACTATATCGACAATGCCCGCATCTGTATTACCCAAGTTTGCCAAATTGTCAATGATTGGCTGCCAGTTTACTACGATACAAACCGGGTAGTGACCATCCTTGGCGAGGAGATGGATCCTCAGCAGCTTGAACTGGGTGGAATGGAAGATGGAGAGGAAATTACCCTCGGCGACGGTGAGTTTGACGTTGTCGTCACGATGGGTCCGGGTTGGAACACCAAACGGCAGGAAGCGGTCGAGTTCATGATGGAGCTTGTTAGGGCGGCTCCGCAGGTTACTCCGTTGATTTACGACCTGATGGTTAAAAATATGGATGCGCCAGGCGCTCAGGAAATCGCTGACAGGCTCAAAAAGACCATTCCTCCGGAGATTCTGGAGGAAAAAGGCGGTGAGAAGCAGCTCCAAGCGAACTTGCAACAGGCAATGCAGCAGGTACAACAGGACCAACAGATAATTGAAGCACTTACACAGCAACTCGAGACGGCAATGCAAGAACTTGAGTCCAACAACGCAGAGTTGTCTAACAAGTTGGAAGTCGAGAGGCTTAAAATACAGGGCAACATCGCTGTTGCTGAGATTAAAGCTTTATCCGAGCGGGAGAAGGAAGCATCCCGTGTCGCATCGCAGTATTTTACCAGCTTCCAATCAACCAAACCTGGAGTAAATGTCAATGAGTGAAGAGCAAACTGTTGCTGAGCAGGAAGAGCAAGAGGTTCAAACTGAGGAGCAACAACAGTCTGAAGAGACTGCACAGGAAGCCAAGGAAGAGGATTCCGAATCGTCTGATGACGCTGACAAGGAAGAGAAAGAGGAAAAGAAGGATGACAAGCCAAAACGCAACCTCTCCCGAGAGAAGGAAATCGCCCGGCGAACCTGGGAGATGCACGAGGAGCGCCGCGCTCTGGAAGCTGAGCGTAAACGGTTTGAAGAAGCAAAACAAGCCGCGAACGATATTAAGAAACCCAACATTGACGACTATGACGACCATGACAAATTTGAAGAAGAACTCAATAATTACTACAAGAAGCGCGCCGAAATCGACGCCGAAGAGAAGGCTCGGGCTTTAGACGAAGCCAACCGGCAGAAGCAGAGCAGCGCAAAAATCAATCAGAAGTGGGAACTCGCAAAGGAACAAGAACTTGAAGATAACCCAGATTTCGACGCTAATGAAATCCGTGTAGGTAGGGTTTTGAGCCTCTACAACGCATCACACGTCGCTCAAGCGATTGTTGAGTCGGATGACGGTGTCAAACTGGTGAACTACTTAGCCAAGAACCTGGACGTCGCTGAAGAGATCGCACAGAAGCCACAAATGGCTGGTCTAATCGAGCTGGGTAAGGTGGCGAGTAAGCTGAACAAGAAACCGGAAAAGAAACCATCGCAGGCCCCCGCGCCGGTGTCGAGAGACAAAAGCGGCGGCAGCGCAAACAAAAACATCTCCACAATGACTCAGGCTGAGTACAACAAATGGAGAAATTCACAATAGCAGGTTATACGCAATAAAATCGCCTTAGTGCGCACACTCCGATAAACTGCATCACATTTGACCGAAAGGAGGTTAGCAATGGCTAACACAAATTTGGTGCACGATCTTATCTTGAAAGAAGCGCACCGCACACTCAGAAACAATAGTGTCTTTGTAAACGCCCTCGGGGCGCATTACGATAGCACTTACGCGTCACACGGCGCTAAGTCTGGCGAGGCAGTCAGGCTCATGACACCTCAGGAGTTCTCCGTGCGTTCTGGCAAGACCATAGACGTGCAGGATGTTGAGGAGAAGAATGTAACCTTAACCAGGGCCACACAGCGGGGTGTTGATATCAAATACTCCAGCGCCGAGTTGACTCAGGACCTGGTGATGGGTGAGTTCGGACGGACCAAGATTCAGCCGGCGATGGCGACCTTGGCGGCCTACATTGATAACTTTATCATGGACCTGGCCTACAAGGAAATCTACCAGACTGTCACTCTGCCTACCACGAACGTGGACCGCGTTGATATCCTCAACGCCGGTGTGAAGTTGGACAACGGCACGGCACCCAGAGATGGACGGCGGTACTGCATCCTCAACCCGCAGGCGATGGCCGACGTGGTCAACGACATGAGCGGATTGTTCAACAACGCCAAATCGCTGAGTCAGCAGTATGACGATGGTATTATCAAAGTGCACGCTCTGGGATTCAATTTCGGAATGTCTCAGAACGTCGATACTCATACTTGCGGTTCGTATGATGGTGCTTACCTTGTGAACGGCGCGCCGACTGAAGGGTCTTCGACTCTCGCAGTGGACACCGGAACGGGCACGATGACTGTCGGTGATGTTTTCACCATTGCCAATGTCAATGCCGTTAACCCTCTGACTAAGCAGTCAACTGGACAGGCTCAGAACTATGTTGTTACGGCGGCTTACGCTGGCGGCGCTGGAAATGTGAGTGTCGCACCTGCTTTTATCAGCACCGGGCCGTACCAGAATATCGACGCACTGCCGGCCAATAACGCAGCGACAACGGAAATCGGAACAGCCAGCACGGCTTATCCGCAGAACTTGGCTTTCCACGCTGATTTCGGCGCGGTGGGATTCTGCGACCTCGAAATCCCCAAAGGCGTTCCTGCCGGAGCGGCAATGAGGAAGGTTGAGGATGGCATTTCCCTGCGTCTCATCAACTTTTACGACGGGATCAACGATGACTCCTATCTGCGGCTTGACGTACTCTTTGGGTACAAGACAGTCATTCCTCGTTGGGGTTGCCGGATCTATGGAGTGTAACATTAACCAAAGGAGCTGAAAATGGCTAATACAAACGCGGCCGGGATAAACTACATCGGAGATAACAATCCGAGCGGTATGTCCTTTGGCAAAGCCGCTACCGAGAAAATTTCTTTCTTCGGTGGCACTGTTACTTCACAACAGGCGGTGGTCACCACAGTGGATTCCACGACTGTGACTACTGTCGACACCACTACACTTACCACAGTAGATACGACTGCGGTAACGACGGTGGATACTACTACAATCACGGCGGTTCAGGTGGCAACAGCTACTACAACCGAGTTGATTGCGGCTTGCAATAGTCTCATTACTGATTCACAATTGCAGGCTGAAACCATTAACAAACTGGTGGCTGATTCAGCGGCTAATGCTGCAGCTATCAACCTACTCATAACTGATTCTCAGCTCCAAGCAGAGACGGTTAATAAGTTGGTGGCTGATAGCCGAGCGCAATCCAAAGCCGTTAATCAGTTAATTACTAAGATCACGGCTTACAGCTTATTGGCGAGTAGCTGATGGGTTGTACGTATAAGTCACCACAAGTTACACGGCCGGGGCAGTCTATTTTTTTGGCTACCCCGGCCAAAGAACGTATCAAACCTGGATACGCTTTTGCGTTGGCTATGACCGTTTCAGAACTAACGCGTAGAGGGGTTCCATTTCAGCTTTCTATTATGGAAGATAATTGTCATGTTGACGACGGCAGGAATGAATTGTGTAGAATATTTCTTTATGAAACACAATGTACCGATTTAGTTTTTATTGATGCCGACATACGATGGCAACCTAATATGCTTATGCAATTAATTTCACATGATTCCTATAACATAGTAGCCGGCGCTTATCCATTCAAGTCATATCCTATAAAATTCCCTGTCGGGAAGCTTTTACAGAATGAGGGTGAGGAAAACGCCAAAAAAGGGCTATTGTCGGTAAGCTACGCGCCTACGGGGTTTATGAGAATCCCGCGGAGTGTGTTTGATAAGTTAACTCCGCATCAAACCAAACGAGGTAGAAAGAATCCTACTCATAGGTTTTTTGAGCGCCGCTATACCGCTTCGACATACGATGGTGGTGATGTAGCATTTTGTCGCAAGTGGATTAGCGAAAACGGTTTAGTGCTTATTGATTCGAAATTGAAATTGGAACACATCGGAGAATGGCGCTGGACTGGATGTTTCCTTGACTACTTAGCGTCGGACGAAAAGAAGGAATTGCATACTACCAAATCTAAAGACCCAGTCCCTAAACATGAACCAGACAAGGATGTGAAAGTAAGCCTCGCTGATGTGATACAGTCATTAGAGGATGATAGTTCTTCCAGTGAAGATTTTATTGCATTGGCTGATGCATGGGGAAATAAACCATGGGCGGCGACATCGAGTTACACCGAATTGGTGTGGAATATAGTTATGGACCTGCCTGATAACTCGACAGTACTGGAATGTGGTTCTGGAATGACCACTTTGGTTCTTGGTATCGCAGCAAAACATAAAAATCTGAATATCATAACATTGGAACATGATCAAACATGGTATGAAAGAACCAAGAAATGGTTGGATATTTACGATATCAAAGTAAACCTCATCAAAACAGAAATTGATGATAAAACCAAATGGTATAAAATTGGAGAAGGCGATCCGGGGTGGACAATTGATTTACTCGTTTTGGATGGTCCTCCGAGATGG